CAGGGCACGGGACGGGGTTCTTCCTGACTGGCCCGAAAGGCGTCAGGACAGGCCGAACTTCATCAGCTTGATCGCCGCATAGTCCGAGATCGCGCCGCCGACGCGCTTGGTGGCGTAGAACAGGACATGGGGCTTGGCGCTGAACGGATCGCGCAGCACCCGCAGCTCGGGCCGCTCGGCAACCGTGTAGCCCGCGCGGAAATCGCCGAAGGCGATGGCCGTGGCATCGGATGCGATATCGGGCATGTCCTCGGCGATCAGCACCGGGTAGCCCATCAGGCGCGCGGGCTCTCCGGCGGCCAGACCGTCAGACCACAGGAACCGACCGTCCGCATCCTTCATCTTCCGCACCGCGCCCGCGGTCTTGGAATTCATCACGAAGGTCGCGTTGGCGCGGTAACGCGCGTCCAGCGCATAGACCAGGTCGACGATCGCATCGGCGGGGTTGGTCGCATCGAAATCACCCGCCGTTCCGGTGGCGACATAGCCCAACGTGCCCCAGCTCCAGGCCGCATTGGGCAGGGCGAGGCCGCTCAGCAGGCCGCGCGGCTTGCCCGACCCGTCGCCGTTGATGAAGGCATCGGCCTCGGATCGTGCGAACTTGTCCGCGATCCGGCCCGCCAGCCAGCCCTCGACATCGAAGGCCGCGTCGTCCAGCAGTCTCTGCGACGCCTTGGGCATCGCCGACAGCTCGTGCAGCGGGATCGAGATGCGCTCGATCTGCGGCGCCGCGGTCTCGGTCGTGTCGGTCACCTCATCGGCCCAGCCCGCGCCGGTGTCCGTCGTGTCGATCAGCACGTCGAAGGACGTCGCCTCCACCTGCACGACATTGGCCACCGCGCGCAGGCTCGAGCCAGAGCGCAGCACCGACTGGATCGCCTCCGCCGTCTGCGGATCGACGAGATAGCCACCCTCGGCGTTCACCGCGGTGTTCAGCCCCTTGTGCTCCAGCTCGACGCCGCGCAGCGCGTCGTCGTCGCCGTTGCGCAGGTAGGTCGACAGCGCCTTCTTGTGCGGCGCGGCCCGGTCGATCTCGGCCGACAGCGCCGGGCGGGCATGGGTCATGGTCTTCGTGGTCAGCATGGCAATACGCTCTTCCTGCTTCTGGTGTCTTGCATTCATATCGTCCTGAAACCGATTGAACTCGCTCAGGAAACCGCCAAGGGCCTCCTTCACTTCGACAATCGGGGCCTGGGCCGTAGGGGGCTTGTCCGCCGCCCCGGATCGGGTCTCGGTCATCTCCATCACCTTCGATCTGGTTGGTTGGGGTCAGCGGGGCTCGCGCGCCGCCAGCTTGGCCCGGGCGTCCTCGAACGCACGCGCCAGGTCACGCAGGTCGTCCGCCCCCTTGGCCTCCGCGGCCTCGGGCGCGACCCGCGCCTCGGGAAGCATCGGAAAGGTCACCAGCGACACCTCCCAAAGCTCCACCTCCGACAGGAGCCTGCGCCCCTGCTTGTCCTTCGTCGCCCTGAGCGTGCGATACCCGATCGACAGCCCGTCGATCGCCCCCGCCTCGATCAGCGCCGCCGCCTCCCGCGCGCGGGCCACCTCCTTCAGAAGGCGCCCTTTCACGTAGAGGCCCCGCGCGTCCTCGCGCACCTCGTCCCAGATGCCGATGGGCTCCGCCGGGTCGTGCTGCCACAGCATCTTCACCCGCCGCCCGCTGGCCGCCAGGCGTGCCAGGCTCGCGCCATAGGCGCCCGCCTCCACAACGTCACCGCCCTGGTCGCAGGCCCCGAAGAGGCTCGCGTAGCCCGCGATCTCGCGGCCCTTCGTGACGGACAGCGCCTCGGCATCGAACCGGACGAATTTCGTCTCCAACCCGCTTGGCAAAAAGTCTTTCATGTCATGTCCCTATCCCGCACCATTCACCTGGATCAGCTCGCTTATCCCCTGCGCCAGGATCACCGAGACCACGCCGAACACCGCCAGCCACAGCCGCCGCTCCAGCCGCTCCAGCGCCGCCTCGATCGCCTCCAGCCGAAACGTCAGCGCCTGCCAGCGCTCGTCCTGGACCCGCTCGTTCGCCTCGATCCGCGCGTTCGCCGCGTCGAACGGCGCATACAGGTAGCGCGACCCGCCCCGCTCCTGCTCACTCATGCGCCCTCCGGCCGCTCGGGCAGCCCGAGCATCCGGCGCTTCTCCGCCTCGGTCAGGAAATCGGCCTCGGCCACGCGCCGCCACTGCGCCTCGCGCTCGGCGGCCAGCGCCGGCACCTGGTCAAGATCGGGTGCAAGATCAACGACATCACCGGTCAGCCCTGACAGCCACCCGGCCATCTGCGCCAGCACCTTCTGCGCCAAGGGCAGCACCGTCAGCCGGTAAAAGGCCCGGTTCGCCTCGGCATAGTTGGCATAGGTCGCGTCCCCCGGAATGCCCAGCAGCATCGGCGGCACCCCGAAGGCCAGCGCGATGTCCCGCGCTGCCGCCTCCTTGGTCTTCTGGAACTCCATGTCCGAGGGCGAAAAGCCCATCGGCTTCCAGTCCAGCCCCCCTTCCAGCAGCATCGGGCGCCCCGCGTTCCGCGCGCCCTGGTGATGCGTCTCCAGCTCGCTCTGCAACCGCTCGAACTGGTCCTCGCTCATCGTCCCGCCGCCATCGACGCCGCGATAGACGATCGCCCCCGAGGGCCGCGCCGCATTGTCGAGCAGCGCCTTCGACCACCGCGCCGCCGCGTTATGCACATCGAGGGCCGTCGCCGCCGCCTGCAGCGGCGCCAGCCCGTAATGGTCGTCCTGCGGATGGAACGTCTTGATATGACAAATGATATCAGCGGCATAACGATGCCGCTTCGCCCCCACGACATAGTCGTAGCCCGCGGGCCAGCCATCACTGCCGGGAACAAGGCTCATCCGATCCGACCGCAGCACGTGGAACTCCGCCAGCCCCGCCTCGGACAAGACCGCCTCCAGATAGGCGTTCCCCGACAGCATCAGCTGCGCATAGGCCGCCTCCAGCAGGTCCGCACGCCCCTGCGCCGGGTTCGGCCGGTTGAGCACGCACAGCACCGGATGTGTCTCGTAACGCCGCCCGGCGTCCTGGCAGACAACCGGCAAGGCCGCCGCCGCCTCGGCGATCAGCTTGACGGCGCGGAACCCCACCGGGTTGCCCTGAAACCCGTTCCGCGTCAGCGAAACCGTGTCCCGCGGGCTCCAGGCGACGCGGCCCGCGCTGCCCCAGGCCACGATCCTTGCACTTGCCGAGGCCTTGCGCTCGGGGCTGGGGGCAGAACTCTTTCGCAGGAATTCCAACATCATGCGCGCCTTTCTTCAAGTCATGGATAAAGACCTCACCGCCCGTTGCGGGGCGCGTGGTCACGGCCGTCCCGGCCAAATCACTGTAGATCCGCGAAAACGTCGCTAAAGGCCCCGCACCCGCGGCCTCAGACTGGCCGCCGCCGGCAGCAGCAGCCCCTCGGTCACCGCCCAGACCAGCGCGTCCAGCCGGTCGGGGCTGCCGGTGCCCTCATATCCCCTCAGCGTCAGCAGGCACATCTCGTCCTCCAGCGCCCCCAGAACGCCCAGGTGCCGCACCCGCCCCTGCTCATAGAGCGCCGCCACAGGCTCCGCCCGCGCCGTCTTGCCCTTGCTCGCCCGCACCGGTCGGAAGTTCACATGCGGATCGACCTGCCGCATCAGCGTGCCGACCAGGTCGCCGCCCTGGTTCACCTCGGCCACCATCCGCGCTGCACCATGCCGGTGATAGGCCGCCGCCGCGGCCTCGGCCCATGCCGTGGGGCTGGCCGACGCGACGCTCGCATCCTCCAGCACCACCGCCGTCCAGTCATGCGGCGCGCCGCGCTCCACCACGGCCACCACCACGATTCCGCAGGCATCAGACCCCGCATGCCCCGTCACCGGCGGATCGACCGCCACGATCACCCGCGCCCCCTCGGGCGCCTCGGTCACCCGCAGCGCGTCGATTGCGCTCCGCGTCCACAGCGCGTCCTCCGCATCCTCCAGCAGCTCTCCGTCCAGCTCCTGCCGCCCCAGCCGCTGGTTGCCGTAGCGCGCCCGGATCTCCCGCAGGAAACTGGGCGCGAGGAACGCCCGGTTCGCCTCGGTCGCGGCCTGCGTCACCACCGTGCTGTCGCGCGCGAGGATGCCCTTCAGCACGCCCACGTTGCGCGGCGTCGTCGTCACCACCTGCCGCGGATGCTGCCCGAGCCGCAGCCCGAACTGCAGCATGTCCCATGTCTCCT